GTTGGCAATCTCTTGTAAGTACTTTTTTGTTTTCTTTCTTGGTTCTGGTGGTTTTGTAAATCGTTCTGGTTTGATTTCTATTAGATATGTACCACCAACTGTTTTCAAATAGAAGTCTACAATGTAACGATGTATTCTTCTATCGATTGGTGACCTGTATGGTATCGCTATAGGTTCAGATGCCCACTCTAAAACATCTTGGTTTTTGTCGCACCAATTCATAAATTTTAATTCGTAGGCAGACCGATAAGTAACTTCTGAGATATTCCCTCTATATTTTTTTGCGTTTTTTGGAATAAATTTTCCTTGATGTATATCTTTTCGGTACGGCATGTTATAAATAGTCCAGTAAAATCATAATTACTATTTATTACGGAGTTCACGCATGAGTGTTTACAAATGGTTAGATACAAAACTAGGAGGCATTTTGCCTGGCGGAGTGCCATTAGGCGGAAGCCGAAATGAAGGTTCTGACCCAGAAAACACAGCAAATGCAGTTTCTAAGTCGGCTGGAGCTGGTGATAAAAACGACAACTCTGGTAAAAAATCAGAACAACCCGAAAAACCAAAAACATCATTTGTAAGTTATTCCTATCCAGATGGATTAGATAATACAGATGAGTTCCCACATCAAATTATGTTTAATGTCTTAATCAGACAGACAGAAGCTGAATATACCGCTAATGTAGGTAATTTACCAGACGCTGGTAGGGGTGAAGATTTAGCGAGTAACTTAACAAATGATCAGGCGCGGGCTTTAGTAGCAGATGCTGGTGAGTTCGCAACAGATGCTGCTGCTATTACATATGGAATAAAGAGAGCAGATGCTACTGGTGCTCTTGTAATGGGTGCTGGTTTGATGGTATCCGATAGCTTTGGAAACAAAATCTCAGAACTAGTTCAGGCAAAAACTGCAAGAAGAAATGTAGCAAGAATTAGAATGGCTATGCCGATGTCACCAAAGAATGAAATGACTGCTGAATGGAATGTTACTGACTTTGGTGCTATCATGGGTATGATGTTGAGTAAACAAACAACAGGAACTATAGGTGATGTAATTGCTGGTGCTGTTAAAAATAGTGCTGATGTACAAGAGTCCTTGTTAAGAACTGCTGCTGGTACATTGAATATCGGTAAACAAATGGGATTGAATATACCGTTGCAATCTAGTATCGAATTGATGACTCGTAAAGTTGGTAACCCATATAAAGAAACACTTTTCAGAACAATGAATTTTAGGGACTTTCCATTTGTATTTAAATTTGCTCCAAAAAATAATCACGAATTATTACAGGCATTAAAAATTGTTAATATATTTGAAAGATATATGACACCCAAAAAATCTAAATCAACAATGTTTTTAGAATACCCCGCTGAGTTTGAAATAATTTATCAGTATAAAAATAAGGAGAATGTTTATTTTACAAACTTCTTTAATGATACTGCTTTAACTAACTTTACAGTTGATTATGGTAATGGGGGCATGTATACCTCATTTAGAGGCACAGAGGGTGCTCCATCCGAAATTACTATGAGTATGAATTTTAAAGAACTTACTCTTCTTCATAGAGATTCTATTGTTGATATAACAGACCAAAATGAAGTGATGGGTGGATTCCAAGGGCCTGGCATTGGTGCTACAGTACAGGGAGAAACACCAGATGACGCACCAGTAGATAATAAAAATCCAAATGGAGAATCTACTACAATTACTACGGACACTGACTCAGAACCACAACAAAATGGGAGTAATGGATAATGGCATTTTTTAGACAATTTCCCAGAACACTTTATACGGTAGATGATACTCTTATAAACATACCAGACATTTTCCGCCGTGTTGCTCCAAACAGCATTACAGATAGTATGATGGCTATGAGTACATATGATATTCAAGATGGACAAAAACCAGAACATCTCTCGCATGATGTATATGGTACAGTAGATTATTATTGGGTGATATTGATTGTTAACAATATCGTAGACCCATATCATGACTGGCCAAAATCCTCAGAAGATTTATTAGATTTTACAAAACAACGGTATGGTGCAGAGAATATACATAAGATTCATCACTATGTAGATGGAACAAATCAAGATATCAGAGTTGACTTTGACCAGACAAAATTTAATACTGGGGAGATAAAGTCTATTTCCAATATAGAACATGAAGAAAAAGTAAATGAAGAAAAACGACAAATAAAAGTTCCCAAACCAGAATTTATTGAGGAAATAGCAGGACAGTTTAGAAAATTAATTAGAGGAAACTAATATATTATGGCCGCCAAAGATGTACCAACTCCAGGCTCGATACGAGTAACAGAAGTATCTCTGCTAGCTAGAAACGCAACAAACTTTTCAACAAAAGATTCTAAGAAAACAATTGACTTGTTAACACAGGGTTATGTTGGTGATATTACTATTAAAGAAAGTATGCATACCAACTATCTAACATGTGACATTAGTATAGGTGACGCTAGAAATCTATTGGGCAACCTTCCTATTTTGGGCGGAGAAGCTATAACAATAAAAATGTGTTCATCTCATTTGAATGACAATAATCCATCGCATGTTATAGAACAAAGTTTTATTATTCATTCTATTTCAAATAGAGTATTTAAAGATGATAGAGAACAAATGTATAATCTGCACTGTATATCTCCAGAAGGATACAAGAATAATACAGTTGTTATAAGTGAAAGGTTTAGTGGGCCACCAAAAGAAATTTTTAACGACATATACCAAAGGTTTTTATCAGAACCTAGAACTATGCGAGAAACAGGGTCAAAAGATTTAAAAAGAGAATTGGAGTTTTGTGATGTTTCTGGTGGACAAACATTTAAAAAAGATAACATATGTTTTATTGCTAATTACTGGACACCTTATGAGTGTATGAATTATTTAGCAAGTAAAGCTGCCCCATCACCAGCTGGTGGAAAAGAATTAATGCCAAATGTTAAATACTTTCAAACTCACAGAGCACATTATGTTGCTAGTCTTTCTAAGATAGCTGCATTTTATAAAGAACAGGGTTTAATTTATGATGAGTTTACATTGTTGCCTCAACAATATGATACCTTTATGTTGAATGAAGATAGAAAAAATAGAAGTGGTTATAAATCCATATCGCCGTTTGCATCTAATAAACATACTCAGATTAGTAAACTTGCTATTCCTTTTTACACAGATGATTTAAATGACCAAATATCTGGATACCAAGGAAATTTTACGGTTGGATTTGATATGACAACCAGACTTCCTTATCACATGGAATTTGATTATACTTCAGCACATGAACAGAGACTTAAAGACAATCAAAGGGTTATACCAGCTGGGTACAAAGATTTTTTTCATATAGATAAAACATCTCCAATAAAACCAGATTTATTGACTAACCCAAGGTCTGCTATGAATGTGCAAATGGGTTCTTCTCAAATGTGGACTGACAACGACTTTGGACATGATTGGAGATTTTTACTGGATACAGCTTATAGAGATACCGCGACAGCAGAATTAGAAAGATTAGAACTTTCAATTGATATACCAGGCCGAACAGATATTGAAGTCGGACAGTTGGTATGGTTAAATATTCCAAATACAGGTGAAAAGGGTGACAACCCTTCTCCAGATGAATTGTTTGATAAAAAAATGACAGGACTTTATTCTATCACAAGAATAAGACATGATATTGATATAGCATCTTCTAACCACGAAATGTCCATAGATGTGGTAAGAGATAGTTTAGGAGCAGACACATGATGAAAGAAAGATATCCAAATTTTTGTTGGTGGCAAGGTGTAGTAGAAGATAGAAATGACCCAGAACAGTTTGGTCGTTATCGTGTTCGTATTATAGGATACCATACATTAGATAAAGCAGTTTTACCGACAGAAAGTTTACCGTGGGCAATCCCTATGCAACCAGTTACCTCTGCTGCTATTTCTGGTGTTGGTAGTTCGCCCACTGGATTGGTAGAGGGTTCAAGTGTAATTGGATTCTTTGTTGATGGCGGAGATGGTCAGATACCAGTTATCATGGGTTCATTTGGTGTAGAAGATAATGTTCCCAGTGTTCCAAATTTAGAGGATGGTAGTACAACACCAGAACCACCAGAGTCATTAGCCCAGAGAGGATTTTATGACCCCAACGGTGTCTATCCACGCAGAAAACATTTAAAAATAGAAGATACTGCTTCCCCAATGGAAATAGATAATTTTATTGAGGACGGATTAGGAAAAATCACAGACCTTGATGGTAATCCTTTGTCCGCTTTAGCGTCTGGTATTGAAGAGGTAGATGTTGGTAAAAACATTCTTGAGGAAGCTTCTTCATCTCGACTTTCAAGGGGTGCTACTGCTTCAGAAAATCATTATTCACTAAAAGCAAAAAGAGACACTAGAACATTAAAAATTCCACGCGGATTTGCAAGTAAAATATCTGGATGGAATAATTTAGAAATACCTTTTGACCACACCAATGAAGGTGAGGATGAATTTGGCAATAATATAAAAGAAGTAAATTCAGTTAAAACTGGAATATATGAACCAACTTTTTGGGATGAACCACATCCACAGGGTTCAGAAAAATCAAAATCCAAGTATCCATATAACCATGTAAGGGAAACCGAAAGCGGACATGTATTCGAGGTTGATGATACACCAGATGCAGAAAGAATACACGAATACCATACTGCTGGAACATTTAGAGAAATTCAACCAGACGGAACCAAGGTAGAAAAAATTGTTGGTGATGATTATGTCATTGACTTAAAAAACCGATACATGTATGTTAATGGAAACTTTGACCTTATGGTTGAGGGGGATTATAATCTTAATGTTAAGGGAAACAAATACGAACATATAACTGGTCACTCATACACCACTGTCATGGGTAATAGATTAAGTAAAATGCAAGGACATGAATTAGTTGATACTCAAAGTTCATATCTATTAATGACTGCTGGTAACTTCAATTGTCAAGTAGGGCAGTCTGACAAAGACCAAAAGAAAATAGGTAATTATCGTTTGCGTGTCTTGGGACAAATGAACGAAACGGTTCAAGGCAAACACAAAATAATGGGTGGTAATGATTTTAAACATATTGTCAAAGGTGACATAGGATTTACTACCGCACTTAGAACAGGAATTGACCCAACTGCAGCTTTAGATGCTGCTTCTTCTGGGTCAGCTCCAACTCCAGATGCACTTGTTCAAGGTGGTTCAATTAAATTGGAGGCAATTCAGAAAATTGATATTGCAGCTGCTCCGACTGATTTACCGAAAGTGCCTGGCATGCCTCTTGGTGGTGTTGTTTCCATAGTTTCTGATAGAATTAATACAACCGCGAGAGTTGACTATGTAGAGAGAGTTGGCCCAGTTTCGGTTCCCCTACCAGCTCAAATTATCGGACTCAAAACAACACAAGTTATGTCTGCTCTGCCTACTGGTGGTATTTTTGAAAATGTTCTTGGACTTGGTAATATCACTAGAACAATTATTGGTGAAGGTAACATTGTTGACCTCGCAACCCTTGGTACTGCTACTTACACCGCTGGCGTTGGAGCTGCTAGTCTTGTTGCCCTTGCTGGTGCTGCTAATGTTACTGGTACTGCTCTACTTACTCTTTCTGGTGGTACTGCGGTGCTTACTAGTGCTGCTACTGCTATTGTTGGTACTGGTGGTGTTACAATTACTGGTCTTACGATTGACCTAAATTAAAGGATAAGAAATGAGTTGTAAAGGTATAGGAGCACAGTTTGGGGAAATCGCGGATAAGATTGACCAACTACAAGATCAAATTGACAAAGTTGTTGATACTACTGTTGATGCGATTGCGAGTGAACTGGGTATCAAAGGTCTTCAGGCAAAATTTCTTGCTATGCAAGGAGAGTTTGAAGCGCTGTTCCAAAAAGAATTTGGTAACCTAGAAAACTTTCTTGAACAATTAAAAGATGGTATACCTTTTTCTGAAGATATTCAGAACTTAATGGCTCTTGGAGCCCAGACTGTTGAGTTTGTTAATAGATTAGAAGATTTAAAAGACAAGTATGGAAATGATTCAGCAGTAGAAGATATTCTAAGAGACCCAGCAGGATTCTTGGATACTTTAGGAGCTGACTTAGAAAAATTATGTGAGGCTTTACCTAACTTTGAAAAAGCAAAAGATGGTAAGATAAAAGTTACTGCTGCCAAGTTTAACCTTGACGCTGGTGAGATAGATGCTGAAGAATTATTGAATGAGGGTGTATCTCCATTAATAAAAAGAATTAAAGAAGCTTTGAGGAGAATGACAATAACATTTGAAGAGGACAAAGTTTCTACATTAAATAAAGCTACAGACACGAACTTCGGATAAAGTTATTATAAATAGTCAAATGATTAGGAAACCTACTACAATATACAAAGATTTTGATTTGAGTTTTACTAAAAACCCAAACACAAAGGATATTGCTCGTAGAGTAGATGTTCAGGCGGTTAAGCAAGCTTTAAAAAGTCTATTATTGACTGATTACTATGAAAAACCGTTTAACCCGAATTATGGTTCTCCAATTAGAGGACTGTTGTTTGAACCACTCGATCAGGCTACTGGTACAAGTATGGCTACGGAAATAAAAAGAACCATACAAAACTTTGAACCGCGTGCTGTTGTAGAAGAGGTAGAGGTTTACCCAGATGTAGACACTAATACCTTTAACTGTAAAATATTTTTTTATGTTAGAGGAATAAGAAGACTACAAGAATTAGATTTAGTTTTAGAGAGGTTGAGATAATGCCAATAGCTGCTGTTATAGGAAATCTTACTACAAATGCACATGGGTGTAATACATCGGTTCCAATTGACAACACTCCAGCTGACTATTTAGCAGACAACACTGCTCTTGCATCTGGTGTATCAATTGGAGGCGTACCTGTTGCAGTAGTAGGTTCTAAACTTTCAGACCATACAATTAGTTCTGGTGGTAGTTGTGTTCCTCACCCATCTATGGTTGTAAATCAAGGTTCGCTTACAGTAAAGGTTGGTGGGAATGGTCTTGCTTATCAAGGAGCAACTGTTTCTTGCCCAGGCACAATAACTGGTGCTGCTGGAACAGTTAGTGTAGGCACAGGTATACCTTAAACAAAAAGAGAGAAGATATGTCAGTAAAAAATGTAACAGAATTAGATTTTAGTACAATAAAACAAAACCTAAAAACACACTTGCAGAATCAATCTGAATTTGCAGATTATGATTTTGATGCTTCTGGTATCTCGCAACTAGTGGATTTGTTGGCGTATAATACACACTACAATGCAGTTCTCGCCCACATGGTATCTAATGAATCTTTCATTGACTCTGCTGTAAAAAGAAACTCCGTTGTATCTATTGCTAAGACTATGGGATATGTCCCAAGGTCTGCTCGTTCAGCAAAAGCTGTCATAGACTTGACCGTACAACCAGACCCAGCTTACAATGTAACTGCTTTAACTCTCAGTAAGTCCAAAGTTTTTAGTTCTAATGTAAATGGAAGGAATTATTCTTTTGTACCAGATAAAGATTACAGTGTAGATAAGTCTGTTGTAAATGGTGTTTCTGCTTTTAGATTCACGGATATTAATCTTATTGAAGGAACTAGGGTAACAACATCTGAAGTCATTAGTACAACAAATAGGTCTGGGCCAGTAATACTTCCAAACGATAATGTTGACACTACCACACTTACAGTTAAAGTTCAAAATTCTGCGACAAACTTAAATGCTGAAACATATAGTCAATCAGAAACAATAGCTGGTGTTAAGTCAACTTCAAAAGTATATTATCTTGAAGAAAGAACAGATGGATACTATCAAGTAGTATTTGGTGATGGTGTTCTCGGTAAGCAACTAGATGTTGGAAACATTGTCATATGCGAGTACATAATTTCTAATGGTACAAAGGGAAATGGTGCTAGAGCATTTTCTCCACCGACTAATATAACTGGAAACCAAGAAACACTTAATGGAAAAACGAAAGCAGTCGCTGCTGGTGGATACGAATTAGAAACTACTGATAGTATTCGTTTTAATGCACCAAGATTTAATTCTGCGAAAGGTAGAGTTGTGACATCTACTGATTACGAAACAGCGATTAAACAATCCAATCCAAATATCAAATCAGTTACGGTGTGGGGTGGAGAAGATAATATACCGCCTGTTTATGGTAAGGTTTATATATCACTACAACCTCAATCTGGATTTGTTATTACAGAGACAGAAAAAAATGAAATTACTAACAATGTTATAAAACCAAAACTACCTGTGTCTTTGGTTACAGAATATGTAGATGCAGAAACACTGTTTATTGGATTTAACATCGCGGTTACTTATGACCCGAAACTTACTACATCATCTTCAGACTTTATTAAAACATCTATCTTGTCACAAGTAAGTAAACACTTTAATGCAAATGTTAATGAGTTAAAGAAAAATTTCTTCTTTTCTAAATTAACTAGAGAACTTGATTTGGTAAATGATTCTATTTTGGCAAACAACATAGAAATGAGATTGATGAAAAAGATTTCACCTACTCTTGGTACTCCTACTCGGTATCAATTAAAGTATAACAATAAACTATTAGCTAGTTCTGTTAGAACAAATTATTTTACTGCTAATATAAACGGTTCACAAGATGAGGTCTATATAACAGATAAACCAGACGAAACATTTACTGCGTCACAACAATATAACGGACAAAGATTTAACCTTGCGAAAGGTGACCTTATTTTGAAAACAAAAGCAACAAACACTATTATAGGGGGAACCGTAGGAACTATCGATTATGACACTGGGTCATTGGATATTTCATCTTTAAGAGTTGATGAAGTTAGTGGGGCTGCTAATACTGACATTAGGGTATACATAACTCCGCATGAAAGTGCTAAAAATATTTCTACAGATTCCTTGGTGCGGGCAACAGAAGAACAATCATATGCTGTTACCGCTTTACCAGCAAGAAATATAATACTGTCCCTTGATGACTCTCAGATAGACACTACTAACAATGTTAAACAGGGTGTTGCTGTCACTATGATATCAAGGGTACAGGATGACTAATCGAATACCATCATATTTAGAGTATATTAAAACCATTGCTATTACTAGCGCTGGTTCTGGGTATACTTCACCTGTCACACTTATAATAGATGCACCTACTGGTGATAATCCCATACAAGCTACAGCAACTGCTACGATTGACTTTGCTGGGTCTGGTGATATAACCTCTATTACAATTTCTGAGGCGGGAGATGGATATGATACCGCACCATCGGTAAAGATTACTGGTGCTGCTACAACTGCTTCAAGTACAACTACGAACACAGGTCTTGATGCTGGAACATATAACAATGTTGTTCCAACTTCTACAAGTGGTATTGGGGAGTTCGCTACATTTAACATTGTCATTGATGCAAATGGAGATGTTACTTCAATAGTACCATCAGCAGGAGGACAAAAATTTGTTCAAAATGATACTGTAACATTTCTTGCTACTGCTCTAGGTGGAGTTGGAACTGAATCAGATGTTGTTGGAACTATTACTCACATTAATGGTGGACAGGGAGGACTGTTAACAGCAGAGATTGATAGAATCGCAAAAGCGGATGTCTATGCTCAACCCAAGATTTCAAAACAGGTATCAAATCAATTACCAGCATTTATTAAAGATGACCATGCTCTATTTGTAACATTTATTGAAAAGTATTATGAATTCTTAGAACTTAATAATACAACTGACCCGACCAAACACGGGCCTTTAAAAGTACTACAAGATTTTTTATCTAAATTAGATGTTGATTTTAACGATGATGGAAGTATTAATACAGATGACAACTTCCTAAAAGAATTTTATAAAGACTATGTAAAAGATTTACCTCTAGGACAAAGTGCAAAATTAAGTCTTGTTCTAAAACATATCAATGACTTCTATACTGCAAAAGGTAGTGCTGAGTCAATCAAACTTTTATTTAGAATACTTTATAACGAAGAAGTAAATATCTTTAATGCACAAGAATTTGTTCTTAGACCCTCTTCTAGTAGATGGCAACAAGATTATGTTATCAAGGTTTATGAAAGAGGAACATATATTAATGCTGGTACACCAGATTATAATCCAGAAAACTTTGTAGGACAACAAGTTGATATCCATTATTATCAGTCAACTGGTTCGGTTACAAATTCTTTTACTAAACGAGCAAGTGTTCAATCCGTTAAAAAGATTGCCTATACAAACCCACAAGCATATGAACTTGTTTTAGGTGGAATTGATAATACATTCTCTTTACCAGGCCCAGGCGCCGCTAGTGTTTCAAATGATGAAATACTACAACCAGAAGTTGCTGGTCTTATAGGAGATATAGTAGGAACTGGAGGTGGCGGTGCATACGAAAACCCAGACCCATCTGTAGTAGATGGAACATATAGTATTACTGATTCTGATTTTACAGGATACATTGATGTTCCGTGGAGTATAGGACTCGCGGTTACAAAAGGAACATATGTAAAAGCAAACAACAAAATATATCTCGCGGTAAATACTGGAACTACACTTAACAGTGGAACAGGCCCAACTCATGAATCTGGTGAAGAAACAAATGGTAGTGTTAAGTTTAGGTTCATTCAAATAGTAACTGCTGACGGACACTATACAACTGGAAGTTCTGGTGCTACATTTACAGTTGTTATCGCTGGTAACGCTGTTTCTAGTGTTACAAAGACAGGAAGTGGAACAGATTACTATCCAAATGAAATACTAGAAATACCCGCCACAAAGTTTGGTGGAACTGGAACTGGCGTAAAAATTAAAGTCGATAACATTACCAGTGGTAAAATTAAAAAGGTAATTATAATTGACGGTGGTTCTGGATTTGCTTCTAACCCAAATGTTCTTATAACTCCAAATAGTGCTGATACTATTACCACAGATGCTTTAATAGAAACAAGAGTCAGTGATGGTGAAATAACTCAGACTATATTTACAAACAATACGACAGGTGTTGGGTATAATAATTTACCACAACTAAGAATTTCTACTGGACTTACTCTTACATTTGTAAGTTTAGCAGACGAGGTTTTCCCAGATACTACTAGTGGTGATACTTTCTCTGCTATGAAAGGTATTGTTAATAGGGTATTGAATACCGCTAAATTTAATTCAATAAAAACTGGTTCTAGTGCCACAGCTGGTGGATTTAAAATTGGTGACTCTTATGTCATTAATGAAACTGGTGGAATTTTAGGTGTTTACGCACTGGACTATTTTGCTGGAGACTACACACTAACTGGGGTATCTAACAATGCTTATGTGAGAATTACATCACTCGATGAAAATGGATATCCTGCTACATTTGAGGTACTTGCTGTAGGACAAGGATTTAACAGAGAAGATTTCCAAATAGAACTAACATCACCTACAGGTAACATTGCTATTGTTGACTTTAAGACAGGATACAATGCAGTACTAGGTGGAGTTGCTGGAGATGCTGGTGGATTCCTATCAGACGCGAACAAACTATTTGATAATTTAGTTTATCAACCATATGCATATCAGATACAATCAGAATTACAGGCGAGTGAGTGGAAGGAGTATGTTAAAAGGTCAGCTCACCCCGCTGGATTTGCTTTATTTGGTGATTTACAGATTAGACAGGACATTGATTTTTCTGCTGGGTTTACAGTTGAAACAGATGTTTACATGTTCTTTGTATACCCAGATGTTGAAGAACTGTTTGTACAAGAAACAGTTGTTAAAGATATCGCAATTACAGAAGCAGGGCCTGACTCAATTTTCCCAGGCGATGCCATCAATTCATTTGATGTCACAACTGCTTATTCTGATACTGTTGGAATTGCAGATGAAGAAGGCCCGTATACATTTGTTGGTACATCGGTAAGAGTTTACTACGCGACTTCAGATGGAACGGAATCTGGTGACCCATACTTTGTACAACACGCAACTGCATCGGATGACTATGTAGAAAGATTTGGTGTTGGTGACTACTTCTTAAATGACGGTGGCCCGTATGTAGAACTTGGTAATCCACAGAAACTAGTAGAGATTAACTTCAATTCTACGGATACTGGTGAGTACGCATTGGATTACTTTGCTAACGATGCTGGTAGATACACGGTTCTTGTTGCAGATGATGCCGAAAGAAGTACAGAATTCTACTTTGTTAATGATACACTAACATCACTTGAAGTTCAGGCTACCGCAACAGATAGTGTAGAAATGGGTGAGACTATATTGATATCATTTGTATTCTTCAGAGAACCTGCTGATACATTTGATGTTCAAGATTCAGTAAGTGTAGAAAGAGGTGTTGGTGCTGTTGAAACTATTCTGTTTGCTGACGCGGTTGACAAGTTTGATATCGGAGTTAACCCAACAGATACCCCTGCTATACAGGATTCAACCGCCTTTGATGTAACTACTGTTAGAGCTGATACATTTACAAGTGATGACACTATATCAATAGAACCACAGTTAATTGGCACTGATACAACACTAATGCAAGACGCACCGTCTGTAGAACACGGTGGTGTATATGCAGATACATTTAATATTGCTGACGCGGTAGATAAGTTTGATATAGGTGTGAATCCTTCTGATACAGGCGCTACTGCTGACAGTATAAATAATTTTGATGTCACAACTGCTCCAACGGATAGTTCAGATACCGCAGATTCAATTACTAAATTTGATGTAGAGATAGACCTCACAGGTTCTTCCGTGGACGAAGATGTGGCTATGGGAGACAGTGGTAGTCTTATATCACAGTCATATACAGTCGATTTAACTTATTTTGCCGAAGATTATGTTGCTGATACTGTAGTGAATTTTTAAAAACTAATTTTAATTCTTATAAATAAGGAATAACAAGGCAATAACTAATTTTAGAGGAGATAAACATGTTGCAAAATAATGCCTTAAGCGCCAAGGGTCGATTGACCATTGAGCTCTTTGACAAAGAGGGTACTCTTCTTGAGACCCAAGAAGTAAAGAATGTTGTTGTAAACAACGGTCTTAATTATATCGCATCTCGCATGAAAGATGCATCTGCCACCGCAATGTCACATATGGCAATCGGTTCAGATAATACTGCTGCCGCTGCTGGTAATACTGCATTAGGTACAGAACTTGGTAGGGTTGCTCTTACTTCCACTACTGTCACTTCAAACTCAGTCGCTTATGTTGGGGACTTCCCCGCTGGTACTGGTACAGGTGCAGTTGTTGAGGCAGGAATCCTAAACGCTGGTTCGGGTGGTACGCTACTGTGTAGAACTGTGTTTTCTGTAGTTAACAAAGCTGCTGCTGACACATTAAAGATCACTTGGACGGTTACTGTATCTGACTCCTAAGAGTTAAACTAAGGAGTTAGTACATGGCCATTCTGTTACTAGAACAGGCAAGGTTTCATCAGGCGAGGTCTTTCTATAGAGACATCTATAACGGCAATGATAAATTTTATCTTGCGGCCTCGCGTACTGAAACATGGACGGATGACACCGCGCCTGATACATCGGTAGATAATCGTGTCGATGTACAGAATTTCAGAGACAAAGTACTTTTTGTAAAACGAGTGCAGTCTGCTGACACGGCCATGTTAGCTCGAAGGATTGATTGGACTACTGGTACAGTTTACGATAGGTATGATGATGCCTATAGTCCTACAAACACCGCGAATTCTGGTGCTACATCATTACAGACTGCAAACTATTATGTCTTAACAGATGATTTTAATGTTTACAAATGTATTGATAATAACAACAATGGACAAAGTACTACAAAACCAAACAGTACTGGAACCGAAATCTTTACAACCGCAGATAGTTACAAATGGAAGTTCTTATTTCAAATAGGTGCTTCAGACAGAACTAAGTTTTTATCTACTGGATTTATGCCAGTTAGAAAAGTATCTGGTGCTGGTCAACCATCATTTGATATAAATGGTGAAATTGATAGTATTACAGTAAGTGCTGGTGGAAGTGGATATACTTCACCACCAACGGTTACAATAAACGGTGATGGAACAGGTGCTACAGCACAAGCTACACTCACTGGAACATCGGTAACTGGTATTACAGTTACTTCAGCTGGTTCTGGATATACCTTTGCGGATATTGTATTGACAGGTGGAGGTGGAGCTAACGCGAAAGCAGATGCTGTTCTTGGAAGTACAGACACACCTACACTCCAAACAAATGTGGAAGGTACTGCTGTAAAAGGAACTATTGATAACATAGTAGTTACAAACCAAGGTTCAGATTATACATCTGGAGATGTGACATTAAAGATTACTGGAGATGGAGAGGGTGCAGCCTGTGCTGCTGTAGTGAACACCAATGGTAACATTACTGGTGTAACAATTACAAATCCAGGCTCTGGATATACTAATGCATCAATACAGATAACACAAGCATCTGGTGGTGGTACTAATGCTGCCTTTAGAGTTATAATCGCACCTTTTGATGGACATGGTTCACATCCACAAAAAGAATTGTTTTGTAAACGAGTGGGTGTAACAGTTTCTTTTGATAACGATTCAAGAGATTTAATTACAGGAAATGACTATAGACAAGTAGGATTGATGAAAAACATAACTAAATATGGGTTAAGTAGTTTATTCGATGATGCAACTGGTTCTCCTCACTTCATCATTGGAATAAGTGACCCAAATAATTATGGCGCAGACGATAAACTAGAAGCAACAAGTGGAGGTAGTTTTACAGTAGCACAGTTAAGAGATACAACAGGAAACGGCACGGACGATAGTGTTTATTTACAGGAAGATGTGGCAGGAATAGGCATTAGTGACACAATTACAAATTTAACAAAAGGACTCTCTAGTTTACCTATAAATAGTCTTACAAATCCAGAAATAGACCACAACTCTGGAGACATAGTTTACTTTGATAATAGAAAACCTATTACAAGAGAAGAGGGTCAAGTAGAGACAGTAAAAATAATATTTACTTTCTAAGGGAAAAGAAATGGCGATTGATTTAAATGTAACACCTTATTATAACGATTTTTCAGCAGCGAAAAAGTTTAATCGCGTAATCTTCAAGCCTGGAGTTGCAGTACAAGCAAGAGAATTAACCCAGTTACAAGATTACATGCTGAACACCATAAAAGAGTTTGGTGATTTCGTTTTTAAAGATGGTGCTACAGTAAGAGGTGGTGCTGGGTATCCTATCAATGTTCCTTATATCAAAGTCAACGATGTCGATGCTGCTGGTACTGCTGTATCAAATGACACTCTTGCAAACTATGTCGGTGATACACTAACTGGTAGTACTACAGGGATTCAAGCTCAAATTGAATCTGTAAAAACTGGAACCGACACAGACGCAGTAAAAAAGAAAACATTTTATCTTAACTACACCAAAGGTAATGAATTAGAATCTGGTATCATCGAATCTTCAGTAAGATTTGAGGCAGGAGAAACATTAACTGTAACTAGTACCGACTCTGGAAGAAACGGAGATACTTTTGTTGTAGATAATAATACAGACATTGCTAGTTTTACAAAAAACTTTTATGGGTACGCGATAGACTTTGTTATAGAAGAAGGTATCATTTACGCTCAAGGTAAATTTATTGCCCATGATACTCAAAAAATAAGACTTGACGATTACAATATGAATGTCAACTTCTTTGTTGGTATCAAAGTAAATGAGTCAATTGTAACTTCAGATGATGATTCAAGTCTTCTAGACCCCGCTACAGGTGCTTATAACTATAATGCTCCAGGCGCCGATAGAACTAAGATAGACACCGTAATTACAAAAGTCCCATACGGAAAGGATTATAGTAATTCAACCATATATGAAATTGGTGAGTTTATATCAAACGGTGATAACATTTATGAGGTCACTACTTCTGGTACAACCAATTCGAGTGGTGCTGGCCCAGTTCATACTACAGGTAACGCGACAGATGGTACTGTGGTATTTAAATATTTTGAAATGCCAACTGGGTTTACTACTCTTTACAAAATAAAACAAGGACAGATACAAAAGAAATTTGACGGTAGGTTACAGGAACTTGCAGAACTTGGTAAAGCTCTTGCGGTAGAAAAAAATGAAAGTGATGGTGATTATGTAATTGAACCATTTACTTTAAAAATAGTAGAACATTTAAAAACATTAAAAGGTGTATCTTTTAATACATCAACGAATACCAATTATAGTGTAGGTCAATATGTAAATCACTTAGGTAAACTTTATGAAGTTCAAATTGCTGGAACCTCTAATTCTGGTAGTCCACCAGTACATACATCTGGAAGTGTGAAAAGCGGGACAGTAACTTTTGGTTACAGGGGTTCATCATACAGAATAGATAACGAAGGATATAGATTTAGTACAGACGCTTCAGACCCAGGCGATGCAAATATGCTTATGGCAATTGTTTCGCCAGGCATTGCATACGCGAATGGATATCGAAGAGAATACTTCAAAAACCAACCAATAAAAATTAGAAAAGGAACATCTACAGAAACAAAAGAAGCTCGAGATGTTACATTAGGATATGGTAACTATTTTAATGTTAAGGAAGTTGTTGGAACATTTGATATAGAAAATGGTGGTATATGTAATATCGGATACTTTGGAAGTATAGGTTCACAGACAGGTGCAGCCGCTCACACAGATGGAACATTCGGTGGACATGCTGCTTTAGGAACAACTATTGGTACATGTAGGGTTCGTGCCTTAAAGAGGGCATCTGGAAACCCAGGCGCTGCTGCTACACAATACAGACTTTTTGTATATGATGTAAGAATACGAGATGGAAAAATCGGGGACGCGAGATGTATTCAATTCCCAAATTCTACTGATAGTGGTTTTGCTGACATCATACTTGATGACACAGATGGAAATGGAGTCGGCGATACTGCTTTTGTACACGGAACAGATTACAATAAATTAATTTATCAAGCACCTTGGCAGTCAACTAAGACTCTTGCAGCTGCTGGTGGTGGTTCATATGATACTCAATATTACTATACAGAAGAATTTAATGTAAGTGTTCCTGCTAATGGTGTGTTTAGTATCAGTACTGCATCACTTGGTTCAGAAGTAATATTCCCATATACTGCTGCTGGTATTACGCAGACAATATTAGATAATAAAATTTACATGGTATGTAAGACTTCTGGTATCACAGATATTGGTGATGGTACTACTATTTCTGGTTCTGAGGGTCGAGTTATTAGAGTTACCCCAAGTATGGTTACAGCTGCTGCTAATGGTCAAACAATGGAGTTTGATGTTGGTACACCTAGTGGAACATATGATGCTTACTTACAAGTAGAAGTAAAAGTAGTTGACGCTGTTCCAGTACCAAAAGCACTCAATACTGGTAGATATGTCAAGATTGACACGCGAGATAATATCGGTGGTGCAAACGGGCCATGGCCTCTTGGTATTGTGGATGTTAAGGAAATTGAAGCGATATATGTTTCTTCAGACTTAAACACATACTTAGACGATTCAGATAAGAAAATTAACCACAAAAAAGATTTTATTCTAGATAGTGGACAAAACGATAACTTCTATGGTCATTCAAAGATAGTTAAAAAGGCAACAAGTTCTCTCAGTACAACAGATAAACTTATAACAGTTAAACTGAGTCACTTTACCGCTAACTATGGTGGTTCAAACGGAACATATTTTGCAAAAGATTCTTACCCAGTAGACGATACTGGTGCTACTGGTATATACACATTTGAAATTCCTTATCACAATTCTAAGAAACTAGGTAACTTTAATCTCCGCGATGCGATTGATTTTAGACCAAGAAGTAAACAGACTGCTGTATCTGCTACAACATTAGCAGTTGCTACTGAGAATCCATATCCTACAGATGAATTTGATTTACCTTCAAATGGTATACAATTCCCAACACCCAATAGTAGTTTTACAACAGATGTAGAATACTATCTGCCTAGAATTGATAAACTTGTTATCAGTAAATCTGGTCAGATGAAAATTGTTGAAGGTATATCTGCTCTGCCTGCTAAAGCGCCATCTATGGATGATGCAATGCAGATTGCTGAAATACAGGTTCCACCTTTCCCATCATTAGCGCCAGGACTTGCTGCTAGATACGGACAAGAAATAAGTGCTGTTTTTCATAAACTAGAAGGACAACACAGACGATTCACCATGAGAGACATCGGTGCAATCTCAAGAAGAATTGATAGATTAGAATACTATCTTGCTTTAAGTTTGATGGAAATGCAAGCAAAAGACCAAGTTATTCTAGACTCAAACGGAAATGATAGATTTAAAAATGGTATCTATGTAAACTCATTTGATGGAGACCTACTAAGTGATTTATCAGACCCAAGTTATGCTGCTTCTTATGATTCTCAGAAGAAAAGATTAGGGCCTAACTTTGAGGATTATCAAGTAGACTTAAAATTAAATCCTACACACGGCACTTCTGGATGGACACAACAAGGTAGTTCAATCACGAGACCTTATATTTTAGAAGCTGGATTAGAAAATAGATTTGCAACTAAGGTAAGAAACTGTGTAGGTGAGTTATTGTTTAACTTTGACGGTGAGATGGATCTATACCCTCGTTCAGATTCGGGTGCTACTTTTAAAACTCAACAAGAGAAAAATGTAATTACATTATCAAATGCTGCCGCTGTTCAAGCTCAAGTTGACTCTTTTAATAATAGTGATAATGCTGTTAGATTTGAAACTAGTTTTGAAGCTGGTTTGTTAAATTCAGACGGAAGTTTTGTTGAGGGGGGAACCCGACCAGTTGAAAAAGAAGCGATTACAATTTCTGGTCAAACTGACGCAAGTGGAACAATTTCTGGTGATGTATCTCAAAGTATTACAACACTAAATGGTGGTGCAAGAAATGGATGGTTTGAACAAAGAGGAGATGGTTCGGTATCTGGTGAAATTGGTGGTACAATTTCTGCAAGTGCAACCGCTACTCAAACTATGGAAGTTCAAGACATTGTACAGAAAACTACATCCATAATAACCACCGCTACATCATCCCCTGTAAGTAGTCAAACACACCCATTAGGTAACTTTGTTACGGATGTTTCTCTACTACCAAACATGAGAGGAAATAGAATTGGTGTTAGGGTTCGTAGAATGAAACCAAATACAAGACTGTATTTCTACTTTGATGATGTTAGACAAGACGATAGATGTTGTCCTTGTGACCCAGGCGGGTTTGACGCTCTGATTCCAGCATGGAAAGCATCTGGTTCCAGAACAGGACACATATTCTTGGGTTCAAGATTAAATGCCGCTCCTTTGGGTGGTACTGAAGACCCAGATAAAAACTATTTCTTTAACGCATCTGCTCCTGCTGATGTAGGAGACCCAATCGTTACTGACTCAAACGGTGACGCTGCTTTTGTTTACTGGTTACCAAGAGGTAATGATGGTTCATCTGAGTCTGCTGGACTACCTACATTTGCCGTAGGTACGAGAAGGATGCGAGTAACAGATGACCCAGAAGATAGATACAATTTTGTAACTACCTCAGCAGAAAATATTTACTCTGCTTTTGCTATGCAAGTTTTCCAAAAGGAAACAGATATAATTTACGAACAACACGCAATGACTACTTCAACTACTAGAAGTGAACCAGTACTTGAAAAGAAAGGAACAGTAGTTACAGATGTAGACCTTCAGCCAGGCGAAATGACTCTCAATGCAGACTTGAACGCTAAACTTGATGTTACTGCACCAACCTTCATTCACCATCCACCTATAAGAAGGGGAGACCCAATCGCTCAAACATTTGGTATTGGTGACGCACCAAGTGGAGCATTTGTTAAGAAGGTAAGGGTTTGGTTTAGAGATAGACCAGGCCAGTCTGCTAATGTTGCAAATTCTTTGTCTGATACTGGACAGGGTATTACATGTGAAATTAGAAAAGTTTTAAATGGATTCCCAACCAGTACGATTCTTTCTGGTGGTAGGAAGTTCCTTAAAGCAACAGAAGTAAAAACCACTCCAGATATATCTGGTGGCAGACAAACTAATTACGATTATACAGAAACATACGCGACAGACTTTGAGTTTGATGAACCTCTTTATGTTGCACCAAACGAAGAGTACGCTCTTGTATTGATGCCTCAACGAAATGACCCGAATTATAATGTTTGGTGTTCTAAGTTGGGTGAAAATAAAATAGGAACAAACGAGAGGGTAACTGCGGAAGAAACTGATATCGCTGGAATGTTATTCACCTCATCAAACAACAGGGCTTGGAGTCCTCACCAAACAGAAGACATCAAGTATGTTGTTTACTATGAAAGATTTACGGTTGGTTCTGGAACATGTGAATTTGTAAACGAAGACGCGGAATATATTGTTGCATCTGACTACTTAAATGGTAGACCGATTGATGGACAAGATATTCACGCATTTAAAGTAGGTATCGCTGGTGGTGGTTCTGGTTATAGTGTCAATGATATTATTGAATTGAACGCAATCAATGTCCAGACTGCTACTTCTTCATCTAGTAATAACCTTTCTGGTTCTGGAGTCAAGTTAAAAGTAACTTCAGTAAGTGGTGGTGTAATAGATGGAATAGAAGTTTATGATGCTGGTGTAGGATTTAGACCACAGAGAGCAAGTGATTCTCCTGCTAATGTCACTATACCAACTACAGGACAGTCTACTGTTACCCCTTCTGGTGGTTCTGGTGCTACATTTACATTAAAGATTAAACACGGACAGGTAGACGAAGTAGACCCACGAACAGAGAAGATGGAACTCATCTATGACAAAGAAACAATAGATGCTGCTTACGCTGGTGATTCTGATTACCTTTTTGCTGTAGGTGATGTTCTAGGAACAGGTGACCCTGTTACTGCTGACTCAGAACAAGGATTCAATAGAAACACTTCATTTAAGATTAGTAGTATTTACAACAAGACTTTTAATTCTCTTAGAACTAATATGACTGTTAAAGAGTTCCCAGAAGCTCAAATTAAATACAAAGCATGTGTAACTAATTCTACTGGTTCAACTGCTGCTGGTTCTACATTTACGGATATATTACCAGTTGTTAGACAACCTACTACCCAAGAGGCTGCTTTGTTCTCCGCGAAGAACGAGTTTGCATTTACTGGTGGTAGTAAAATGGCGAAGAAGAGTTATAGACACAGGTACGAATTGAGTACTGATACCACACTTCTTTCTCCAGTTATATCACTATATCGTAACGCTGCTATAGTGAGAAAGTATGATATCAACAATGATTCTACTGGTGAGACAACTAATACTGGTAACGCATTATCTAAGTTTATCTCAAGGAGGGTGCGACTTGCAGATGGTCAAGAAGCAGAAGATGTAAGACTTTCAGTTGCTCTAAGACAACCCGCTGGTTCTTCATTTAAGGTTTACTTTAAAGGACAAGCAATAGAAGATGATGGAGACTTTTACGAAGATTTACCTTGGATAGAAATGGAACTTGATGATACAAATCCGAAAGGAATTGCTATGTCACAAAGTAGGTTTATCGATTTTAACTATAAGTTGCCTAGTACTGCTTTAGATTCAGATGGGATATTCACACAATCTGTTAAGCGTGTAAATGCTCTTACTATTGGTACTGCTGGAAGTGGTATCGCAAGTGCGACAGATGTAAACTTCTCATTTAGTGGTGGTGGTTCTAGTGTTACTAGACAGGCACAAATCAAGTGTACTTCTTTATCTGCTGGTGGTCTCGCAACCTTAGAAATTGTAGACCCAGGCCGAGGATATAGTACCGCACCAACTGTTAAGGTATTTGATGACCACGCGGTAAGTAAATATTATGCTACAGGAACAATTATAGGTAATTCTGGTAACATATATGAAGCAACAGTAGGTGGTACAAGTGGGGCAGCTTCTGCTAGTTCCGCACCTACACACGGTTCGGGTACTGCTACAGATGGAACTGTGACATGGACATTTAGGGGAACAAGACCCGCTGTTACATGTACGGTTGCAGATACAGAGTTTAAGAGATTTAAGTATTTCTCAAGTAAATTGGTAATGCTTACATCAAACACTTCTCAAATACCAGAAGCAAAACAATTAAGGATTATCGCCTTACAGGCGTGATAAATAGAATATGGCAAGCGAATT